ATGTTCCTCATCCTGAAGATGGGGATTACTACGACATCCACGATACTATGGATACAACCAAACTAGCAAAGGAGATAATAAATGGAAATAACTAGAATGACAAGTAATGTTGCAGATAGGTTAAGAGAAGAACTAAAAATATACTTATCTCAATTTACAAGCACCCATGAGATTGAGGGCATCAAAGTTGAGTTAGGCAATTGTTCTTATGATGAGGCTATGGCTCAATATCAATTGAAGATAAAAGTTGATGGTGTAGAGACTAGAGAACAGAAAGCACTAAAGATGTATGCTCAATTAGATGGTGTAAACATGGAGAATAAACATCCATACATAACATTATTGGAGTATCATCCTAAGAAACGTCTGTATCCATATATCTATAGAGACAGTCGCAGACCTAATGTTACATTTAAAGGCAGTAAGCATTGGGCAATCTCAACTTTTGGAAAGGTAAGCTAATGAATCTAGTACATAAAATTATGACAATGACTTGTCTAATGTTGGGAACGGCATTGTTTGTCATTTCCCTACCACACTTGCTTGACTATGTGGGGTTTGTATATATACTATCACATGACATAGCATTAATATTATTAATAGGTGGGATTTATCTCATCACAAAAGCAAAGGAGAGAACATATGTTAGAAGTAACTAAGAAGTCCATTTTAAGTGGCAAGGCTCATACTATGGAGCTAGATATAACTCAAGAGCAACTTGACAGATGGGAGAGTGTAGACAAGCAGTTGGTTCAAGTTGCGTTCCCTAATCTAAGCTCGTCAGAGAGAGAGTTCTTAATGACTGGTATTACACCTACGGAGTGGAATGAGCAATTTGGGGATGAAGAAGATGACCACGATGAATGATATGTTCGTGGCTTATCAAACTCACAAGGGTTATGCCCAACAACAAAACCTTGAGCCTATTGGGTTCAAGGAATTTACTGGTATATTTATGCACTTCAATTCTGTTGTTATGCATCAGAGTGTAGCTATATATACTGCAGCTAAAAAATCCCAACTTGGGAAAAATCAGACAAAGGAGACTATTCAATGAGAGAGGCTTTAAAAAAATGGTGTGATGACCATTACAAGCATTATGGATTTTACCCATATTACTTTGAATATGAAGATAAACTCTATGAAATAATACTACCAAACTTTAATTTAAAGGAGATATAAAATGAAAGCATATTTTATTAATGCCAAAGACGAACTAATAGTAGAAGTTGACACCAAAGGTGCTGAACACACAAAAGAGATGATTGGGTGTAAATATTTTGAAATATATCCTTACAATGTAAATGGTAATGATATGTGGACAGATGAAGAGGCTAATCTAGGAGAATACAATTATTTCTTTACAATAGACAATGTTATTGTGAGTGGCAGTGCTGTACTGTTAGGTTTTGATGTGGATACTGGTGACTGTAAAGATGTACATAATCTAAGTTTAGATAATCTAAAATCTAGGGTTACATTTATGGGCAAGAGATACATTGACCATGATAAATTATTTAGTAAATTTAAAATAGAGGAGTGGAAGTAATGCAAAAAGTTAGAGTATATTGGAATCTTCACAAGAAGTGTTGGAGTATCCAAGATGGCAAGAGTGGTTTAGTTATTGACCACAGACAAAACTTAATCTTAAAACGTGCTAAGTTTGTTGTCCGTAAGGGTGGGCAAAAGCGAGTACGTGAAGAGGGTAAGAAAAATGTTCATGCCTTTGCATATGGAGAATGGAATAGAAAAGAATATCACTCATTTAAAAATATGCCACTATGGAGAAGAGTATCTTATAATCCAAAGCGAGATGACTTCTTTATGGTGCAAAAGTTTTCTGAACCTACAAAGTATAAAGAGTTGGATAAAAATATGACATATGCTGTAGTATTAGAAACAGATAATGATAAACCAATAACTTACATATAGGAGATGACTCAATGAGAAAAATAAATGTAGCAAGTTTCTTTGACGGATGCAGTGGATTGCAGTTAGCTTTGCATAAAGCTGGTATACCTATTGGTGTTTACCATGCGTCTGAGATTGACCCCCATGCAATCAAAGTGACACAAGCTAACTTCCCCAATACAATACAGATGGGAGATATCACAAAGATATTCTATACAAGTTTCAACCATCATATTGACCTAATGGCAGGTGGCTCACCTTGTCAGGGATTTTCATTTGCGGGAAAGCAGTTGAACTTTGATGACCCTCGTAGTAGGCTATTCTTTGACTTCATACGGATACGTGATGAACTAAAACCTAAGTATGTATTGCTAGAGAATGTACGTATGGCAAAAGAATCTCAGGACATCATATCTAAATACATGGGATGTGAGCCAACCAAGATAAACTCTGCTGATGTTTCGCCACAAAACAGAAATCGTCTGTATTGGCTAGTCAAGTATGATTGGGATTTACAGAAGTATGTACCAGTTCACATACCTCAACCCACCAAGAAAGATGTTGTCATACGAGATATACTTGAGGACTTGCCCTTTGGCGAGATACCCAACTACCTTGCTAACACTTGGGGTGGGATTCCACGAGGCGATAAGGTCAAGTCTATTGATGATGCCAAAGCTAACTGTCTTACTGCGTCTATGTGGAAAGGTCAGATACCTACATTCATCAAGAAACCTAACCCTACTGCATCTAAGGATGGTCTCATACGTGTAGGTACAGCTACTCTCAAAGGTCACGACAGCATCAAACGTGTATACTCTGCTGATGGCAAAGCACCTACCCTCACTACTATGGGTGGTGGACACAGAGAGCCTAAGATATCTATGGGCAGAGTTGTCAACAGAAGACTTGATGAGAATGGTGTGCGTAAAGATGGTCAGCTTGACTTACCCTTTACACCTAAAGTTGAGGTCAGAGAAGATGACTTATCTAATTGTCTCACTACAGTTGAGAAAGATAATGTTGTAGTCAATAGAGATGAATACTTGTGGCGAAAGCTTACACCATTAGAGTGTGAGAGGTTACAGACTATGCCTGATAATTACACAGATCATGTATCAAAGACACAGAGATACAAGATGATTGGTAATGGTTGGACTATTGATGTGATTGCTCACATACTTAATCAAGTCAAAGCTGATAATGATTGGCACGGAATGTATAACAACAATAAGGAGAGAGTATGAATAGATTTATTATTGAGAAGACACCATTTGAAATATCCAAATCTCTATGTGACCAACACATAGTCAAGATGCCATTGGAAGAGGCACAGATGTTATGTACTACACTATGGCATCATGCTCCAGAATATGCAGAGGAGCATAACTTGTACAAACCTGTACATCAAAAACATCCATGTACACTATGGGCAATGGAGAATAGATTAAACTATTTATTTGCTTTTTGTTTGTATGACTGTATGCTAAGTGAGTACAGTAGAAGATATAAAAAGATACATGGTGCAATCAAACACTTTACACCTTTGTGGGAGGGTAGAAAGTTTGTACCTGATTGGAAGAATTTTATGACCCCACACCCACAATGTTTTAGTGGGCATGATGACTTGAAGACAGATGAGAACTTTCCTATTGAAGCATATAGGAAATTCTACATAGTTGACAAAACTAGGTTTGCTAGATACAACTATACACAAAAACCACAATGGATGAAAGGAGAAGTAGCATGAAGATACACAGAGTAGTGCAAATGCTAGGAGCAACAACAAGCACTGGTAAGTTAGCAGATGATATGTATGACTTAAATTATAAGGATTACTATTCAAAAGAAGAGGGAAAGTACATACCTATTTCACATATGGACTTTCAACATATGGTCAGAGCATTTGCAAAGTTATGTGCTGAAGATCAAGATGTAACCCTCGCAAAACATGACGGCAAAGCTGAACAGATGAAAGAACTTCAGCAGAAGTATGACCATCTACGTGAGGTGTATGCAATCATGTTTGACAACTGTGATGTAAAAGATAAGCACATAGATGAGTGGAAAGAAAAGCATCAAAAGGAAGTAGACAATGCAGAGTTTTGGAAGAATGCTTATTATGAAAGTGTAGGCATCAAAGGTAAAGTCTATGTGTTTAGTGACATACCTAATGACTGTGATGGTCAAAGGTTTACTGATGACCTAAAGAAATACCTCAACAAGGAGTCTTACAAGATGCGTATCAGAGGTCAATACCTCAAGGATGAGATCAAAGAGACTGAGGGTTGGAAAAAGTATGAGAGAGGTCAGCCTATATCACACTCTAAATGTCTTAGAGTTTATATAGATGCTAATTAAATGGTTTAGCATTTGCTTTGGTGGTGTGATATTACTATACATATCATACGTCATGGCAACGGCTATCATCAATACATTTTGTAAATGTTTATAACAGAAAGGAGATATAATATGTGGCATAGAATACACGATTTCTTTGAGAAAGATTTCAATAAAAAATATGGTGAGGGTACAAAGTTTGACCTTGACTATGGTAAATTATTAATTATAGGACTATGTATTTACATAGCAATAAAGGTGTAGAATGAAAAATAAAAAGCTGTCAAGTTTAATTGATGAGTACTATTTATCTTTTGATTTCAAGAGCTTACGAGATAAAACTAAAGAACAATATCAATACTTTCTTGGGGTGTTACTGGATACAAAAATTGATGATGCACAAAAATTAAGCAATATCAATTTTTCTGATATCACTACCAAGATGGCTAAACTTGCATATGAAGAGTGGTGTGAGAGAGGTATACACCTTGCTAATCATGTCATGTCTGTGGCAAGAGTAGTATATAATTATGGCATACATATGGAACATTGCACAGTCAACCCATTCTCAAGTATAAAGAGAAGAACACCTATATCTAGAAAGGTTGTGTGGACACGAGAAGATGTGAAAGCATATCTAGACGTAGCATACTCTGATTTCTATACTAGAAATTTAGGATTGATTGTGCAAATGGCATATGAGTGGTGTCAGAGGGTGGGAGATATGAGACTACTAAAATTTTCTAGTATAGATTATGACAAAGGTGTATTAAACCTAGAACAATCTAAGAGAAGAAGTGTAGTGCATCTACCTATTTCATGGGAGTTATTAGAAATGCTTAATCAACAGAAGATGGACTTTGGTTTCCAAGAATATGTAGCACCTCGCCCTCGCCCTAGAAGAGGCATACACGAGCCTTACACAATCACTAAGCTACCAGTAGAGGCTAGAAAGATTATGGACTCTGCAGGACTCTCTAAGGAGCTTAGATTGGCAGACCTTAGAAGAACAGGTACAACTGAGATGGTTGAGGCTGGTGTATCAATGGGAAATATTATGTCTGTTACAGGTCATACTAATCCACAAAGTGTTAAGCCTTACATGAAAAATACCTTTGCTTCTGCTAATTTAGCATTAAGCACAAGAAAAAATTTGACACATTGTTAATCTCATGTTACAAGACATTTACATTGTCCAAACCCATATACTATATAAGGAACATATATAATGTATAACATATTAGAATTTGTTAAAGATTTAAACATTCCTATGGATGAGACACGTAGATTAAATTGTCCTGTATGTAATTCATACAAAACATTTACTGCTACAAATAATATGGGTTCATTGGTGTGGAATTGTTATAAGATTTCCTGTAGTTTAAGTGGTAGTACACGTGTTAGGTTATCTGTAGATGATATCAAGTCTGTGAGTGCAAAGAAACAATTGACTACAACTGATACATTTGAGATGCCTGAATACGTTGTGCCACATAACAATAGGAAGAACCTCGTATCTTTCTGCGAGAGGTGGAAACTAGATGCAGATAAAATGAACTTACAGTATGATGTGAAAGATGACAGAGTTGTTTTTCCCATAGAACATAATGGTAAGTTAATTGATGCAACTGGTAGAGCATTGGGTAAACGTCTACCTAAGTGGAAAAGATATGGGAATAACCCCTTGCCATACATTTATGGTTGTGGTAAGGTCGCAGTAGTTGTTGAGGATTGTGTAAGTGCTTGTGTTATAGATAGCAATGTACACACGGGGGTGGCTATACTTGGAACTTCTTTGTCAGAAGAACATAAGCACTACCTCTCACAGTTCTCAACAACTATCATTGCATTAGACCCTGATGCATTACCCAAGATATTACAATTTGCAAAAGAATTACGTGGACATGTATCCAACATCCGTGTACTTAGATTGCAAGATGACTTAAAATATAGAAATGAAGATGATATTAACAACTTGTATAAACTAACCCCAAAGGAGTAATATATATGGAAAATTCACTACTAAGAAGTTTAATGGACAGAGAGTTCTACAAAGAGCATCGTGGAGCTAGGTGTCCAGATAGATTGTTCAGCAAGGATGCTAGAAAGATAAAGCAGACTATAGACCTAGCTATGGACAGATATGAACGTACAGTCACTGCTGATGAGATAGAGGCTTTGTTCATATCAAGTAATCCATCTATGTCTACTGCACAGAAACAGGCATACATATCCTTGTTTAGGTCTATCAAGAATGAGAAACCTTTAGGTGCTGATGTAGCACAAGAGGTGCTGTCTAAATTGTTTCAGCAGGTAGTTGGAGAAGACATTGCTAATCTAGGATTTGATTATGTCAATGGTCAACAGACTAGCCTAGAACCATTACGGATGCTACTAGAACAATATAATGATGATTTTACACCAGACTTGAATGTTGAGTGGGATGACTTAGATATTGAATCACTACTAGCTAAGAATGATCTTGAGGCACGTTGGAACTTCAACATACCTGCTTTAACAAGACAACTTGAGGGTATCAATGCTGGTCACTTGATTGAGGTAGGTGCTAGACCTAATACTGGTAAGACATCTTTTCATGCGAGTATGATTGCATCTCCCGGAGGCTTTGCACATCAAGGTGCTAACTGTATTGTGTTGTGTAATGAAGAGGGTAGTCACAGAGTTGGTGCTAGATATCTAACTGCATCTACGGGTATGACTATGAAACAGATCAAGACTAATCCAAGTATGGCAAGAGATTTATATGCACCAGTCAAAGATAAGATAAAGATAAAGGATGCGACTGGTCGTGATATGTCTTGGGTTGAGAGTGTGTGTAAGTCTTACAAACCTGATGTTGTGCTACTTGATATGGGAGATAAGTTTGCTAGGACTGGTGGTTTTGCAAGAACAGACGAGGCACTGAAAGCTAATGCAGTTCATGCTCGTATGATTGCCAAGCAACATGAGTGTGCTATCTTTTATATGTCTCAACTATCTGCTGATGCAGAGGGTAAGATATTACTTAATCAATCTATGATGGAAGGCTCACGTACTGGTAAAGCTGCAGAGGCAGACTTGATGATACTCATTGCAAAGAATCCACCCAAGCAAGAAGATGGTGACGAAGAGGATTTGCAAAGACATCTAAACATTGTCAAGAATAAGTTGTCAGGTTGGCATGGAGTTATTACTTGTCAGCTTAATTACCAAGTTGGTAGGTATGAGGCATGAATGATTACCCTGATCTATTTGGGTATTCTAAACCTATTAATGAACCACAAAAGACTTATGTGTGTATCAAGTGTAACATAGAACAACCTGCTACTAATTTTTATGTTGTATTTTCTGGTGAGGTAAAGAGGACTTGTCAGTCTTGTATGAAAGGACATTTACATACAATTAAAAGATTGCGTAAGGAAAATAAATATCCTGATGAAGACTACTGTTGTCCTATATGTAATCGTGATGCAAAAGAAATAGGTAAATATGGACAAGTTAAAATGTCTAAATGGGTTCTAGATCATTGCCACGATACCCAAACATTTAGGGGTTGGATATGTCATCATTGTAATACTGGACTAGGTGGATTTAAAGATGACTTGACAAAAGTAAAAAGAGCAGTTATATATTTAAAAAAACATAAGGAGAAAATGGATGAAATTAACACTTGATGTAGAAAATACAGTTACTACTAGAGATGGTAAGTTACACCTAGACCCTTTTGAAACTGAGAATGAGTTAGTTATGGTTGGTTGTTTGACGGATAAAGGCGAACAATATTTATTCAGAGAGAACTTTGAGGGAGTACAAGAACTTCTAGACCAAGCTACTATACTTATAGGACACAACATAGTACACGATCTAATGTGGATATGGGAATGTGGTTTTAAATATGAAGGTCCAGTGTTTGATACTATGCTAGGAGAATATGTATTACAACGTGGTGTAAAGAAAGCTCTATCTCTTGAGGCATGTGCTGAAAGATATGAGTTAGCTACACAGAAACAAGATACCTTAAAAGAATATTTTAAGAAAGGATTCTCTGTTGCTGATATACCACCAAATGAATTGTCAGAGTACTTGTCAGCAGACTTACATGCTACACAACAATTGTCAGATGAGATATACAGAAAACTAAATACAGTTGAGTATGCTGAGTTAATGGATACAGTTGTATTGACTAACAAAGTTGCCTTGACTTTAGCTAATATATATCAAAAAGGTTTTGCTGTAGATTTAAATAAATTAGAGGAGGTTAGAGTAGAGTTTGAGACAGAAAAGTATGAGATAGAGAAACGTCTTAAACTACAAGTAAAGCAGTTGATGGGCGATACACCTATCAATTTAAATAGTCCAGAGCAGATGTCTTGGGTTATATATAGTAGAAAGCCTAAAGATAAAACTACTTGGACACATAACTTTGATTCATACATGAAGAAATTAGATTATATAAATGCAGTCAATGAAACATCAGATGTTTTATATAAAACTATAGCTGTAAAATGCAAAGATTGTTTTGGATCAGGAACTATGAGAAAGGTAAGAAAAGATGGAAAGCCTTATGTTAAACAACCCAAGTGTAATACTTGCAATGGTACTGGCTACACTTTTAATAATAGCCCAAAAATAGCTGGACTAAAGTTCTCTGCACCATCTGCTAAATGGGTAAGTGCAAATGGATTTAGTGTTAATAAAAAGTTTCTTGATGTGTTGCAAGATACTGCTAAAAAATTAAATATGTCAGAGGCATTAAGTTTCTTATCTGACTTACAGAGATTATCTGCACTAGATACGTACTTGTCATCCTTTGTGCAAGGCATAAAAACTTATGTAAAGCCTGATGGTAAGCTACATGTAAGACTACTACAACACAGAACATCTACTGGTAGATTTAGTGGTGCTGATCCTAACATGCAGAACATGCCTAGAGGTGGTACGTTCCCTGTTAAAAAAGTATTTGTATCACGTTGGGATAATGGAAAGATAATGGAGGCAGACTTTGCACAATTGGAATTTAGAGCCGCGGCATATTTGTCACAAGATAAGGTCGCTATGGAAGAAGTGTCAACTGGATTTGATGTACATTCATATACGTCTAAAGTTATCACTGATGCTGGTCAGCCAACAAGTAGGCAAGAGGCTAAAGCACATACGTTTGCACCGTTATATGGTGCGACTGGGTTTGGGAGAAGTAAGGCAGAAGCCGCCTACTATGAACACTTCACAGAAAAGTACAAAGGAATCAAAGCTTGGCATACCAGATTGGCTAAAGAAGCTCTAGCTACAGGTAAAATAACTACACCATCAGGGAGACAGTTTGCATTCCCGGATGTTCATAGATTGATGTCTGGCAAGATAACTAACTTTACACAGATAAAGAATTATCCTGTACAATCATTTGCTACTGCTGATATAGTTCCTTTGATACTAATGTACATAGAGAAGAAGTTAGAACCATATCAGTCTTGTGTAGTCAACAGTGTGCATGATTCCATAGTAGTAGATGTACACCCAAATGAAGAGAGAGAAGTATTAGATGTTATAAAAATAACTAATGAGAATATGATATCTTTAATAGAAAAAGAGTTTAAATTAGAGTTTAATGTGCCACTATTATTAGAGGCAAAAATAGGTACTAATTGGCTTGACACTAAAGATGTTGCGTGATATAACTAGGCACTTATTGAAAGGAGAAAAAATAAATGAATGATTTAATTAATATAAATACAGATAGCTATGCAGATTTAGCTAAAGCTATGGGAATAGCTACAGAGGTTTCTGCAAAGCCAAAGAAGTCTGGTAATTTAAACAGACTAAGAATATGGCATACACCTATTATGGGTCAAGCTGAGATTAATGGTAAGATGGCTAATGTTGAAGTCATTGAGGGTGGAGCATATAGATTAGAAGTTGTAGAAGAAAGTGGTTCTACATTCTATTATGCTAAGAATATAAGTATTCGCCCATTCATGCAAAGGTTTATGTTAAGAAGATACATAGCCAATCTCAATGCAAAAGCTGGTGAACCAAAGGGTATGTTTCATAGAACTATTATGTCTGATAATCTTAACAGTGATTTGAAAGACAATACAGGTAGGTTCAACTGTGGTAAACCATCAGGTTACATAGAAGACTTCAAAGCATTAGCACCTGACATGCAAGACTTGATAAGACAAATCAAACGTGTGCGTGTTATATTTGGTGTGGTTACTTTGGATGAGCCTACTGATGAGAAAGGACAGCCTACAGAATTAGGTGATGTGCCTTTCATTTGGGAGATAGATAATAAAGATGCTTTCAAAACTTTAGGTGAGCAGTTTAATGAGTATGTTAAGAAGTCTAGATTGCCTATACAGCACATGATACATCTTAATGGTACTAAGGCAAACGAGCTACCTAATGGAAGTAGTTTCTATACTCCTATTGCCAACGTAGACTTCTCTGAAGCATTTGATGTTACAGAAGAAGATCAGAAGTTATTTGGAGACTTTGTTGATTGGATAAAGAACTTCAATGACTACATCTGCAAAGAGTGGGAAGAAAAAGTAGAGTCTAGACAGAACCCTGTTTCTGAAGAAGAGATGGAAACTGTTGAGTCTTTTATTGACATTGAGGGTAATAGCTAATGAACCATGTCGCTGAACTGAAGTTGCACCAATATATGACTGATGCAGTCAATGGTAAATCTAGTATGTCAGATGAAATTATTCATCAAGTAGCCAATGATGTAAGAGATGCATTGCAACGTCAGTTTGGTGGTAAGGTTA